TCAATATTCTAATGTGGCAGCAGCATTACTATCAGAGAATATTGGGGAACTAGGGAATAATTCATGATATTTTTCATAATCAATATTTCCATTAGCGTCTATAATTTGTGAAACTTTGTATTTGATATTGTGATTGGTAAGTTCAATATCATCATTAAAACCAATAGCTTCAGTTAGATGCTGTATATCATTAGGGTACATCATAACATGTTGAGAAAAAGAACTATTAAGAACACTTATGACATTATTAAAAGGACATTTATAATTAAATAATGATAATAGGTTAACTAGCTTAGCTATTCCATATGTATTTTGCAATCCAGAAATATCATAATTTTCTTTTTTGAGCTCTTTAATAGCTTTTTTACCAACAGATACAGTGTTTTTAGGAATAAAAGAATACATACATTTTCCGTGTGCAGCCATATTTCTATAATCTAAGAAAAAAATAAGGGATTCCATAAATAAAGATTTTATTTCTTGGCGTTCAGCTATTGATTTTGGAACACCATAAGCTAACATAATTAATTCTGTTTTAACATCTGGTTTTAGTATTCGTACAAAGTTAAAAAGCGTACTCATATATACTTGCTTTAATAAAATCCAAGGTGGAACATTGTTATATTCTTTTAAGTGGTAATTTACAGGAGGTTTTGGATTGTCTATTACATATTGTAATTGCTTTAATATTTCGTTTTTACTCCAATGAGGATTTTTTGACTTAGTATTAATATAATTTTTTGAATCTAAATATCTTATATGCTTAGAAGAGTAATTCTTTGCTATAACATAAGATATTAAACTTCTCATATGTTCTTCTAAATCAACGAGAGCAATCATTATCATTTGTCTAAGGGTTTTGTCAAATTTAAAAAGAGAAAAAATCTGTTCGAATGAAACGCCAGGTTTAAATTCCTCATTATGGTTATCTAGTTTTATTACATAATTTTTTTTATATCCATTAATAACTTCATAATAGTCATATGTCATAAGAATATATTTTGCAAGTTTTTCATCATTAATGATTAATTTTCGTTCTTTTAGTAGCTCTATTTGTTGATCGATTGTTAAAAAATCTTGTGGGTTTTTATTCATATTTATTCTCCTAAAATGAAAATAGAGGACTTGAGATAACTATCTCAAGTCCTCTATTCACAGCCAAACAAGTCAGCCATATCTTCTTGAGATATAATAGCGTTTTTTGTTGTCATTGTCAATAAAAATACAAAAATAATTATCGTTTTATTTAATTGTATTTTTTATTAGTTATTTCCACATCTCCAAAACATAAAATGTTGGTTTAAAGCCGATAATTATTCGTCTTCATCATCATCATCAAGAGAGTATGAGTTAGTATAGTTAGAATCAGAAGAAAGAGATTGACGATATTCGCCAGCTACCATTGTTTTGTTAAATTCTGCCGTTGGTTCTATTTCATCAACTATCTTTTCAAGCTCATCTATAGATATCTTGAAAAATTCCTTACGCATATTAACTTTATTTACACGTCTATCATTAAGTATTTCGTGCATCTTATTTTCAAGAGCTACAGCATCTTTAGAGAATATGAAGCTATGTACATCAAATTTAAAAGGAACGCTGGCGTTTCCGAGCTCATTAATTCTGTCTTGAGGTTCAAGCCTACGTGTCATACCTACTTTAAATACATCTTCACCAAAAGCTCCTAAGTTACTTATTATATAAACAGTACCGGCTTTACCATTTTGTAAGTTAGTTATTTCATCCTTTTTAATAATTACTTCACCTAATTGAGATTGAAGTTCAAGGATTCTTGCCTTGAGTTTATCAATTTCTGATTCATCAGTAGTATTTAACATAGTATCTTGCAACTTACTAATTTCAGTATTGAACTTTTCTTCTTCCTGTTGAATATGTTTCTTTTCACGTTCAAGAGCTTTACGTTCTTCAGCTTCCTGTCGCATTTGTTCTTTAAGAGCCATCTGTTCTTGCTTAGCTTGTTCACGTTTAACATAGTAATTATATTCAATTTTAACAGCATTAATAAAGAGATATTCTAATTCGCCTATGAACTTTGTAAGAGTACCAGCAATAGTCTGATTGCCTTCGCCAGCAATCTTAAGGTATTTTGCAGAAATATCTTTTACATGTTCGATTGCAGTATCTAGCTTTTCATATTTTAGTGCATATAATACATTCTGTAGTTCAGCTCTTAATGCTATTACCATTAGGTTGTAGATAGCTTTATTAGCTTTGGTTGTATATCTGGCAGAATATTGCTTTAAAAGATTGTCTATAAGCTTTTCATTATCTTTATAAGCTTTTCGCAGACTCTTTATGTCCATACAATGTAATTTAAGAATTACTGAAGGAGCAATTTCTTCGGCATCTTCTAAATCACTTGTGCTTAAGATGCAACTATTATAAGGAATTTCTAAATTTATGAAGTTATCAAATGCATAAGCAAAACTCTTATACAATTCTTTGGAACGTGATATTTTACGCTGCTGGGTTGCAAGAGATTTTTTTAGTTTATCATCCTGTTGTTGCAATTCATTAATTTCAGTTCTCAATTTATCAATTAATACATTATTACTCTGTATTTCTTCATTGAGAGAATCAAGGTTAGCTTTTGCTTCGCTTTCAGCAGAAGCAATCTTTGCGGCTGATTCCTGTTCTATTTGTTCAATCTTTTTCTTTGTTTCTATATATTCAGTAACACCTAGCTCATCACATGTTTGTTTCATTTCAGAATATTCCTGCGATAGTTGATTGTTTTGATTGAATGTTTGTGTGAATAGTTCTTTTTGTTTCTTATCATTTACAGCTTTTATGATAAGAAGAATAATGCCGATTATAGGCGGAATAATAAGAAACCAGCATGCACATAAAAGTGCAATAAACCAAGTGCTTAAGTACCATTTGCTTTTAGTGTTCATAATTGTTAGCCTCCTATTATAATAATTTCCAACTGTATCCACAATTTAAGCATTTAACTACACCTTGTTTGCTTGAAAGTCCGCCTATAATTGCTCCAGTACTTCCAAATGCAGCACCTCCAAGAAGAGATCTTCCCAAACTTAATTTTTTAGTGGAATAGTTTATGCTGGTACTTCCACATTTAGGACAACAAGCTATTCCATTAGCTTTGTTTTCTTTTACTTTTTCTTTAATCTGTCCTTTTTTGGTAATTGATGGATTCTTTGTATTCCAAATAGGAGTGCCATTTTTGGGATGTGGTACATTTCCTATAATTGTATTTATTTTTTCAGTATCATTTTTATCTACAATATAAAATCCGGTATCCTTTTTTCCACAATAAGGGCATTTTTCAGCTTTTACTAGTAACTTATCACCGCAATTATTACAGATTTTTATTTTATTAGATAAATCATTACAATTGGAATCTGTAATTATATTTTTTTCTAAGAATTGATGTACATCTTTTATATCAGAATTAACACCGGTATATAATAGTCCATCATATATTTTTTTGAGTTTTTTATCTGATGCAGACAAAACCCAGAAATTATCATCAATAAATTCTATTACAATGTAAGGATTTGCTAAAAATACATTAGTAATTTCCTCGCTTTTATATAAAGATTTTGTATTACCTGTAACGTCGAGGAGTAATCCTGCGTTATATAGTCCAATACTACAATAGGTTTTTTCAGCAGACGATGTTCCATTTATATATTTTGCAGTAGTAAGAAATGTAAAACTTGAAAACCCTCCTTCTTTTTTTATATTTTTGAATTGTTCCTTAGATATATCCATATTAAATGTCCCCCTCTTCTCTATGTGCAAATATTTCAACTACCTGAACATCTTTGCACTGTTTGTCATAATCTCCATTTTCAATGTGTTTCATCTCGTGATGATACGCTTTCATAAGCTGCTCCAGGGAGTGCCTGGAGTTTAATACAATAGTGTATGTATCATCATTACAATGCATAGTGTATGCCTTAATTGTCACAGGCATATCAGCGTATACAATATTAGTATCCAATTTCTTTTCACCCTCTTACTGTTAATCGTTGTTGTTAGACATTCGGTCAATCATCTCCTTTACAAACTGAATATCTTCTTTTTTAACCTTGCGTGATGCATCAAAGAGAACTTTATAATCAGGGTTCTCATATAAGAACTGAGCCATATCTCTTGCATCATCATTTAGGTAGTAGGTATCTGGGATAACTTCTGTAGTTGGTTTTTTACCCAGAAGAAAATTCATATCTACATTAAAAGTATCTGCTATTAATTCAAGAGTTTCAAAGTTGGGTTCTCTTTCTCCTTTTTCGTACATTCCAATAGCACTTCGGGATATGCCAAGTTTATCTGCCATCTGTTGTTGTGTTAAACCACTTTGCTCTCTTATTCTTTTGAATATATTAGGAAAATCACCCATCTGTTTCAACTCCTTCTATTTAGTATAGTTTAATAATAACACGTTTTGTGGAAAAATCAAGAAAAATTCCACAAAATGTGTTGACACAGTTCGTGGCAAATGATATATTATAGCTAAGCCACAGAACGTGGCACGAAAGGAGTGATAATTTGAATGCTAAAAAGATTGGTAGCCGATTAGTGAAGTTGCGTGGAACTAAGTCACAGTCAGAAGTGGCAAATGCAGTAGGAATAAGCGATTCGGCATTATCAATGTATGAATGTGGCGAGAGAATACCGAGAGACTCAGTAAAGGTTAAATTAGCTCAATACTATGAAAAGACTGTACAGTCTATTTTTTTTGATTAATGATGTCACAATTCGTGACATCATTTCCAAGCAAGTAACATACAAGGAGGTGAGAGCGTGAGAGAGAATACAGATGAATTAATAGACAAGCTGGCAGACAACATTTTTGGTGAGGTTTTAAATGAAACAGGCACTAAGGAAAATGAACAGAAGTGCTTATCTGAAAGAATAGAGAATGCTGTTGGATTACAGGAATGGAGAAATTGGACAACAGGTGAATTAATAGTAGATGGCAAGTTATTTACTGGTGAAAGTGCCAAAAGAGCCACTCAGATTGTTAAAGCATTAGATGGTTTAACAATCCGGGAAGCTCAGGACTTGTTAGAGAGAGTAAATATACATTTACTTAACTCTGTAGTTACCACAGATAGATGAGATCAGTCTAAGGAGTAAAGAATGATAAAGAGAAAAAACACAATAATAGCAGCTTTAATATTAGGTGCATCATTAACAATGACAGGTTGTAGTGAAGCAGATAAAGTTAATTACAATATGTCAAAGCAGGCAGATTATTTTGAGTGTGAACGAAAAATAACAGTATACAACGCACGTACAGATAAAATCATTATGGAAGCAGAAGGCTATATGAGCATAAGCAATGATAGTGAAAATGAACTTGTATGTACGGTTAAAACTGGCGCAGATGAATACAGAAAGAATTACATATATCTCAATGATTACACAATGTATGTTGTTGAGGATATAACAGGAACACATTCAGACCCATATCATTACAAGATGTATTTTCATACAGAAAGTCTTATTGATGTGGATACAAGACCATAAAGAGGAGAAGATATGAACACAACAGCAGTAGCAATAACAACAATCATCTGCATAACAATATTAGTTTTATGCAGAGATGATAAGAAGAGGTGATATTATGGAGCATTTTAATTCAAGTGAAGCAAGAGCGGCACAGGATAAGTATTGCAAAGAGAATGGATATCCACACTTTGCACCAGAAAGTGGAAAATGTTGGAGTTGCAATAATGATATTTATGCGCAGATTAACCATGACGGATATAAAACTGGAATTTCAGTAGAAGAAGCCAGCTCAACATTAATAACAGGCTGTCCACATTGTCACATATCATATTGCGATTAAAAGCAGTAATCAGGACAATCAGCTAAAGCATATAAGACAGTAAGTATAAGCATAAGAGGTGGTATGTATGAAATACGATTTAAAAACAACAGTATTCCCTGATGGGTGTGTTGTGAATGTGCATTCACCACAACTGTCAGAGGACGAAAGGGCTAGAGCAGTTGCTGATCTTAAGGAAGCAGCTCAAAGATATGCCAGAAGTGTTATTAAGCAGAAAATGATAAAGGAGAAAATAAAACAATGAGGATAACCGGGGAAATAATTGCATTTAACAAGAGAATCAATGCAGCTATTGCAGATGGAAGAATCGAAGATGCATCCAAGTGGATGTTAAGGCTTCACAGGCTGGAGTGTAAAGCAGGTGTTCCAATAGGTGATTACAGATTAAGAAATATATAAAAAGAGCTGCGGTGTTGTTAGTGTTACTATCTCGCCGCAGCTTAATAAAAAACATCAATATTAGTGCATGAAAAGTATTTGGACATATAGAAAGGGTAAAGATGAGCAAAGGACAATATATAGGTTACTGCCGCTACTGTAAGCAGCAGACTATGTTACAGATTGATGATGTAGTGGCAGCAGATTATGAGGATAATCCGGAAGAGTGGGAAGCTTATCTCGAAGAGGAAGCTACAAAAAAATGTAAGTGTCAGGGAGCATCTGCCTGGTGGAATGTTGAAAGAAGAGTACGCAACGCAGAAGCCAGATGTTTAGAGCTTGCAACTAATGAAGAGATAGGAAGTATATTACAGTCTGCTGTGAGACCTCTTATGAAGGGCAAGCTGGATAAGGTAACTATTAAATACAGTGATGTTAATTATAACCTGTTTCTTGATGGCAACGAACGTATTCATATACGCAGGGAACATAAAGTAACAGAAGAAAAAACAGAGTAAAAGAATAAAAATAGTAATAAAAAAGAGCTGCCAGAGAGCAGCTCAAACCAGAGAGAAAGTCATTAATGACTTTAATATGAATTATATTCTGTATAAATACTTTTGTCAAGAAAAAACAAATAAAATACGACAAAATACAGACGTAAAAAGTACTAATTCAGGTGTTAAATTATCAATTTTTTAAATGGGGTTCAAGCCCCATAAACACTTGATTGAAATAATTAACTTAAGAACCAGGGAGAACATTTTCATATGCCATATGTAAAAGAGATATGTGTGGCAGGTAGCGTTGTAACGATAAGGAGATATCACACACTAAGGTATAACTGTAAGGGTGAAAGAAGAGAGGGCAGGGAAAAGCCAACAACAGAAGTCCAGAGAGCGATTAATACCAGAGCGGCAACAAGAAAGTTAGCAGGACTGATGAACACTAACTGGAGAGATGATACAGGTATGCTGGTGACATATACATATGCCAGGGATAGCAGACCTCCTACACCTGATGATATGAATGTAGATATACGCAACCTGTTAAAGAAGTTACGCAAAGCAGTACCAAATGTTAAATATATATATGTCAAAGAGATTGGTAAGAAGGGCGCCCATCACATTCATATGATTATGGATATATGTGATATCCAGATATTAAAAAAATGCTGGGGAAAAGGTTACGTGGATGTGAAGCCTCTTGATAGTGACAACGATTATACACGAATAGCAGAATATTTTATCAAATATTCCAAAAAGACAGAGGATGCAACCGGGAAGGTGGGCAGAAGATGGAATCCATCACGTAATTTAAAAAAGCCGGTTGTGATCAAGAAGATAGTTAATGCTAATACATTTGCTGATAAGGCAAGAAAAAGCACAATAAGAAAATATGAGAACAAAGGATATTACCTGGTTACAGGTTCAGAGGTTTCAGGTATATCAGAACTAGGATTTAAGTATTACGAGGTTAAGTTCCGGAAAGGAAAGAAAGATGCAGAAGGTAAACGTATACATAAAGACGACAGCTAAAGGTCCAGCAGTAAGAAAGCAGGCAACGTATATGTATGTAATAAAGACTGTTATTAATGGCAAAGAGTTTATCAGAAATGGAAAAAAGACTATTGAGAGTGTTACAGAGAATCAGGCGGCGCTAGAAGCTATTATTCATGCGCTTATGAGGTTTAGGCAGAAGTGTGAAATATGCATAAATACAGAATGTGAGCATGTGTTGAACTCCTGCCGGAACTTCTGGCCGCAGCAATGGGAAAAGAACGGCTGGAAGAAAGCTAATGGAAAGCCTGTGAAGAATACTGAATTATGGCAGCAGTATCTGAATGTAAGCAGAGGACATGCTATAAGCTGGTCTGATGAACAGCACGAATTTACAAAGTGGATGGAATATGAATTGAAGAAAGCGGAGGAATTATGCGAATCGAAGAGGAAAGAATAACAAAGGAGCTTGATAAGCTGGAATGGCTAAGACAGGCAATTATAGCTTACAGCCCACAGCCAAGTGTACACAATACTGAAATGCGTGTACATAACTTAACGCTTGTGTCCGGACGTATTGCACAACTTAAGCGTGAATTGTATGAGTGCCAGCATCTGGTTACATATTGATTCTGATAATGGCGCAAAGCCGCATAAAATCAGAATGGGAGTGGGAATATACTCCCAAACTATCTACATGATACTTATTTATCTAAGTATACATAATATCACAGCAACTATTAACGGTATATCTTCCTGGTAATCTGCCAGGAAGAGGAAAGGAGTATTAAGATGTTTGATATATTTGGAGAATTTAACAGTGCAGAAGAAATAAATGAAGCGGCAGCAGCACAACTGGCAGAAGGTGACATAGAAGCAATAATGACTATAGCAAGAGAGAATGGCATTGATGCAGATGATGCACAGGATTACATAGATGGCACTACGGATGAACTATGTTCACCACTTATGGCCGCATTTGGAAAAATAGAGGTAGAGGCAGCAGAGCTAAAGCCTAAGGAGATAATAGAAGACTGGGTTAATTACATAAAAAAGAGATGCACAGAATCAGAAGATATGGCAAGTGCAGTAAGAAGTAAAGGCAAGAGAGTTAAAGGTTGTATTGCCATGCTTCTTAAGTGGAGCTGGGAAAATTCTTATTCAGTAGATAAAGACATAATACATCTATCTGGTATAAAAGGTCCGAGTGCTGTCAAGATGGGTATTCCCGGAATGGCAACAGCATACAGGCTTATAAATGAATATTATCTTGGAGGTGATAAGCATTGAGAAAGTTAGAGGTATTAGCATATGCAGGACGTAAGTCCAGGTCAGGAAAAAATACATTGATAGCAGATATTGTGGATATAGGTGGTAAGGAACATCTGATAATAGACTTATACAGCAAAAGAGAGCTTATATACAGAATGGCATTTAACGATATGGAATATGCTCATTATGATTACAAGAGTAAAAAATGGGATGCAGTAGTATGCTCATACAAGAAGCCACATAGAAACGAAATAAACAATGCCAATATAGGTGAAGAAGACAAGAAAAATATTTTAAAGTTTTACGGCAGGAACAAGAAAGATTATCAGGATTACACAGATATTATATGTGATATAGAGAACCTGGTAGATACAAGAAAAGACAAGGTAAGGCATGAAAGGGAAGGGAAAGAAAAAGAACAGTTGCTGAAACTTGTGCCAAAAGAACCAAAGATATTACAGGATGCAATAAATAGATATGCTAATCAGGGCAACATAATATATTACAAGCGAAAAGGTAACAAAGCTGATTATCATTGTTGTCAGTGTGGAATGGATTATACAAGGAGAAACAAATCATCAGAAAGTTATGAAGATTCAGTTTTTGCATCATTAGCGAAAGTGCCAAAGGTGTTTGAAACAGAAAACTGTCCATATTGTAAAAAATCAGGAACACTATTGCAGATGGGACATGCTAAAAGAACTCATCAATACTTTGAAATATTGTTATATCAACTAGCTAAGGATAGTAAGACACTAATGGTAACAGGATACAGTATTGATGTGTATAGAAGTCCATACAATGCATATAACATATCGAACAGAGCATATGCGATATCATTCTTAAGGCCCGGATATGAGAGAATATATCAGATATGGGGAGAGCACATTATAAAGTCAAATTACTTTAATATAGGCAAAAATTGCGACGTACATGAACTTGGCAGCAATGTTATATCAGAGAGCAGTCTTAAGCATTTCCCATCAAATATGGGAAATCTTATATGTAATGCAGCAGAAAAGGAAACAAACCATGTAATAGCAAACTATAATGCACTTAGGACATATGCAAATGCACCGGCGATAGAAAGCCTTTATAAGATTGGATTTAATAATATATGCAGGAGTCTTATATGGAGCGGTGGACACACAAGAGATATAAAAAAGACGGCCAAAGAGGCAGCAAATATACTTATGGTAAGCAAAGAAGGCTTTGGGTACATAAGAAAGAATATAGATGATGATAGGCGTATGCTTACAATAATAAGATATATGGAGAAAAATAACATTCCACTCAATGATAATAATGTTGAGATTATAGAAAGTTTAGGGATATATAATCATCCTGGAAATGCAATTATGGTAACTTGTTTATCCACATATCAGAGTATACAGAAACTTTATAACTATCTTAATAAGCAAAAGCACAATTATACTTCACTTTCTGATACGCTTAATGAATACTATGATTATATAAAACAGCGTGAACTACAAGAAGATGATCTTAGCAATACAGTATATTTAAGACCACGGGATTTACATACAACATATATGACATTGTTAGAAGATGTAGAACACCTAAAGAATGAGAAGTATATAGCGGAGATGAGTGAAAAATACAAAAATATAAGGGAGCGTTCAGCGAAGATCCCTAAAAAATATACGTGGCAGCAGGCAGAATTTCTTATAAGACCAGCAAAGAGCGCAGAAGAGATAGTTATAGAAGGCAGATTGTTACATCACTGTGTTGGAAACGATACACAGGGATATATGAAAAAATTTAACGAGGGAAAAGGTTGGATATTACTGGTAAGACACAAACAGAATCCTACAGTACCATTTGTTACAGTAGAACTTGTAAACGATAAGATCAGACAGTGGTATGGAATAAAAGATAGTAAGCCAGACAGAGAAAATGTTGAGGCATTTCTCAATGCGTATATACAACATATAACAGGAAAAGGAGGAAAAAAGACTACATGAATAAGTTAGAAGAACTTAAAAACTACAGTGAATACAAAGCAGCACTTGATGAGCAGATAAAGGAATCAGCGGAAGGTTTTGTAAAGATAGGTTATCTTTTAAAACTGGCAAAGGATACAGATATCTTAAAAGATTCTCAGTATAGCAATGTAATTGAATTTGCCAAAGCAGAGTATGGAATTGATAAAACTATGGTATCACGTTTTATAAGTATCAATGACAGATTTTCTGAGAATGGAAACAGTCCAATGCTTAGGACAACATATCAGGGGTTTGGATATGCTAAGCTGGCTATTATGCTTCAACTACCAGATACACTTAATGAGGAACTTACGCCAGAGTATTCAAAAAGAGAGATCCAGACACTTAAAGAGGAAATGGATAAGGAAAAGACAATATCAGATCTTGAAATATATGCAGAAGGAACAGACAGCGAAAAGACAGAACTTGAGCAGATTGTGTATAAGATATGTGAAGAGAATATAGAGGTATATGAGCGTATATATAAAGCAGTTACACATGAGCAGCTTACTTCAAATTCAGTCATTAATATATTTGCACCTGCTGGAGATATGATTTATTCAGTACGTGTGCAGGGAGCAGGAAGAAAGGCAGTATCTTTCAAACAGGGAGAAGATGTGTCTGTGGTAAGTCTTAGAACATCTGAAAAGGATACATATAATACGCAAGAAGTATTAAATGCTGTTGTTAATATGATAGCAAGAAACATAGTAGACAGTAAAAATGATGCTAAGACAGTATGGCAGCAGATATATGGTATCGAATATCCAAAGAAAGATGAAGTTGCACCGGTGCAACAAAACGGCAAAACCAATTCGGAGTCTAAAAAGCCGGAAAAGAAAATGAAAGTTGTAAAGGCAAAGCAGGAAGAGATACTCAATATAGAAAAGTCAGTACCGCCGGCATCACCTATAGAACAATCAAAAGAGCCAGAAAAGCCCATAAAGACAGAATCTGAGCACATAGATGAACAGTTAGAAGGACAGAAAAATATAGAAGATTACCCGGAAGTTATGCCAGATGTGGAACAGGTAGAAGGAACGGTAGAAAATATTCCGTTGGAAGATGAGAAGTTGAGCGAAAATAAGAACGATATACCTAACGATGAGAACGATAAATATAGGAACCCAGCAGATATCCGAAATAATATCCTGACAGCAATCACTAATATTAAATTTGCATTAGAAGTTAATGAAGATATTACGAATAACATTATAGACAGACTTATAGCATTAACAGATAACATAAAGACGGAGCTTAAAGAGCTTAAGAAGACAGGAGGCAGCAGATGAAAGTATATATAAGCTTACCAGTAACAGGAGTAAAAGGTTATAAGGAAAGAGCAGAAGCAATAGAAAAATTACTGACGGAAGCAGGACAGACAGTTATTAATCCTGTAACAATCTGTGAAAAACTACCAGAGAAAACAACACATAATGAGTATATGAGCATATGTCTTCCACTTGTTGATATGTGTGATGCGATAGTGTTTGATGAGGGCTGGGAGTCATCAAGAGGATGCAATCTTGAAATGGTAAGAGCTATGGAAAATAAAATAGAAATAGGATTTATAAGGGAGAATACATGGGAAAGTCAAAACAGGCAAGAGCACACGAATTTACAGAGACTGTCAGGCAGCAGATATATATCAGGGATAATTACAGATGCATATTCTGCCTTAAAAACTATAATATGCAAAATGCCACATGGTATGAAAAATCAATATTAAGCGTAATGCATTATATACCAAGATCAAAGGGCGGTCTTGGCATACCTCAGAACGGAGCATTAGGATGCCAGTATCATCATAATATGTTGGATAATGGTAATCAGGGAAAAAGGCACGAAATGTTAGAGATATTTAAGAATTACCTTAAGCATTTTTATCCAGACTGGGATGAAAGCAGTCTTGTATATAAAAAATGGTAAAAAAGAAGCCGATAGCATAAATTATCTGCTGTCAGCTTCCTCTCTTAATCGAACATATGTATTATATCACGATAATACATATTGTGCAATAGAAAATATTAAAGGAGAAGGGAAGCGGAATATGGCAGCAGATATTAAAGAGGCATTAATACAGTATTGTGACGTTAAACAGGAGTATGATGACATAAGAACAAGAAGGGATACACTTAAGAGAGATATTGAGAGAATGGAAAAGGAGCAGATTAGCGTAATTGATTCTGTGACAGGTGGAAATGGAGGTATACAACATTATAAGATAGAAGGATATCCATATCCTGAATATAGCAGAAAGAGGACACTGCTTATGGCAAGGGACAATCAACTTCAGGTATATGAAATTAAACTGTTGGAGATAACGAATGAGGTTGAGAGATTTATAGAGAAAATTGAAAATAGCGCAATAAGAAGAATGATTTCATATCGTTTTTTGGATAATATGACATGGTTTCAAGTTGCACAAAGAATGGGAAAAAGGTATACGGCTGATGGTTGTAGGATGACAATTAATAGATTTTTAGAAAATAAATAAGTTTGTTCGTTCTGTTCGGTTTTTCTGTGGTAATATTTAAGCTGGAACAGATGCAAAGAGCACTGATACCCCAAAACTCCAAAACTATTGAAAATATCCCCTCTTAAAAGGCTCTGATACTAGATTATCAGTGCCTTTTATTATGCGTTTTCAAGAGTGAATTAAAATGTTAATAAATGTTAATAGAAAGGGGGTACATAAGAAATGAAACCAAAGCAGATAAAGTGCCTGGAATTAATGGTTCAGGGCGAATTAACAGACAAGGAAATTGCAGAGGCAATTAACATTTCTCCCAAAACAATATGTGAGTGGAAGAAAAATAACGAAGAGTTTCGTCGTGAGTACAATAGAATGATACGATCAAGTCTGCAATATGCTGCCCCTAAAGCTTTTAGGAAACAGGAAACGCTATTAAATTCTAAGAATGAGATGGTTGCTTATCTTGCAGCAAAAGACTTGATGGATAGAGCAGGCCTTAATCCTATAGAAAAAATAGAAGCTAATGTAAACGATACAACCAGGAGTGAATTACAGGAGCTTCTTGCACAGCGTAAAGCAAGGGGTGAGCCAGATGCTTCTAAGTGATAAGTACTGGGATTACATAGACACACCAGCAAGAGCAGAGTTCTTAGAGGGTTCAACTGCCTCCGGAAAGACAACAACAGTAGCTGTTAAGTTCATTATGAATGTAGCTGAATCAGATATGAAGCTGCATGTTATAGCCGGTAACACAACAGGTGTTATTGAGAAGAATATAATAAATGCTGATATGGGATTGCTGCAGATATTTCCCAATCTTGAATACTGTGGTAATGGCGATAAAGAAAATAAACTTCCGCATATTAAATTCAAAACTGGCAGCAGTACCAAGATAATATATGTTCTCGGTTACGATAATGCCAGCAAGTGGAAGAATGCCTTGGGTTCACAGTTTGGATGTGTGTGGGTAGATGAGTGCAATACAGCTAACATAGACTTCATACGAGAGATATTCGGACGTTCTGAATACTTTGTAGGTACGCTTAATCCGGATGCGCCTACGCTGCCAATATATTCAGAGTACATCAATCATGCAAGACCGATTGATAAGTACAAGGCAGATGTGCCGGAAGAGATATGGAAGGATCTTAACGGTTGTGAGCCTATTAAAGACTGGGTATATTGGTTCTTCACATTTGAAGATAATATATCCATGACACCAGAGAAGATAGAACAGAAAAAAATGAGCTATCCTCCTGGCACTAAGATATATAAAAACAAGATATTAGGATTACGAGGCAAGGCTACAGGTCTTGTCTTTTCCAATTTCTGCAAACGGCATGTTATTACTAAAGAACAGGCCAAGGCATTTATTAAACGAGAATATGACGACAAGCAGACAGAGTGGTTTGTAATATATACAAGCGGTCTTGATACGGCATATTCAACTAAGAGTCCTGATACTATTGCAATGTCCTATATGGGAATAACCAACAAAGGCAAGTTGATAGTGCTGGATGAAAAGGTATATAACAATGCAGCTCTTGATATACCAATAGCTCCAAGTGATACAGTTAAGAATTTTATAGATTTCCTTGAAAGAAACCGTAAGGAATGGGGGATGGCAAAGAACACTTTTATTGATAACGCTGATCAGGCGACAATAACAGAATTTGCCAAGTATAAGAGAGAACATCATGAATGCTTGTATATATTCAATAATGCATATAAGAAAGTAACAATAATAGACAGAATAAACCTGCAGCTTGGCTGGATGTCCTTTAATGACAAGAAGGGCAGAGAGCCAAGCTTTTATATTGTCGATACGTGCACGAATTACAAGACAGAGTTAGAAACGTATTCGTGGCTTGAAGATAAGGACTGTGAGCCTGAGGATGGCAATGACCATATGGTAAACAGCGTACAGTATGGCTGGATTCCTTATCGAAGCAGGATAGGTATAGAGAATAAGACATAATTCCAGATAGGAGAGTGAGAGAGGTGAACATATTTACAAGTATGGCAGAGAAGATAAAAACAGGAATAAGAACGTGGCTGCACATCCAGCCGGCTGTTAATGGATCAATAAGCATACAGGAAACTCTTGATTACGAGGGAAATGCCATAAAGAACAAGATATGGTATAGAGGTGAGAGTGAAGAATTGTCACAGCTATACAGCCAGATAGATGGTGACAAGACAAGGTTCTGGTCTGCATCCTGTACAATAGGTATGGAGATAAGAAAGATACACGTAGGTCTCCCTGCTATGTTATGCGATATGCTGGCCAGTATAGTAACAGATGATATGAATTTAATAGATGCTGGCAGTAGGCAGACAGAATGGGATAAGATAGCAGAGGAAAATGATTTCATTGAGCTTGTTAAGCAGGCAATAACAGAAACACTTTATATCGGTGATGGAGCATTCAAGATATCGTTCGATACGAACCTTAGCAAGTATCCTATATTGGAATTCTACTCTGGTGATAAGACAGAGATTATCAAGGACAGGGGAAGAGTTAAGGAGATAGTGTTTAAGACTGTGTATAACGTGCAGAGACAGGAATATGTATTACTTGAACATTATGGCATAGGCTACATACATTATGAGCTTACAAGAGGCAGCAGGGAATATGATTTAAGTGTTATACCGGAGCTGGCACATCTTAGTGATGTTACCTGGAATGACAAGTTTATAATGGCTGTTCCTCTTCTGTTTTATAAGTCAGCCAAGTATAAAGGACGAGGCAAGAGCATATTTGATGCAAAGATAGATAACTTTGATGCGCTGGATGAAGCATGGTCACAATGGATGGATGCCTTAAGGAGGAATAGAACAAAGGAATATATACCGGAGAATATGTTACCAAGGAATCCCCTGGATGGAAAAGTGCTAAAGCCTAATGCTTTTGATAATGCCTATATACAAACAGATGGCAGCATGGCAGAAGGTACAGTTAATAAGATAGAGCTTGTACAGGGCAATATCCCACACGAAAGCTATCTTGCAACATATATCACAGCGTTGGATCTTTGTTTACAGGGGATTATGAGCCCATCAACATTAGGCATAGATGTTAAGAAGCTGGATAATGCGGATGCACAGAGGGAGAAAGAGAAAGCAACGCTTTACAGCAGAAATAACATTGTAGAGCGGCTTCAGAAGGTTCTTCCAAAGCTCGTTACAGCAACATTTAATGCCATAGACACGCTTAATAAGACAGCTATTAAGGATATAGATATTGATGTGACATTTGGTGAGTACGCTAACCCTTCGTTCGAGAGTCAGGTTGAGACAGTAAGCAAGGCTAAGCAGGGCGGTATTATGAGCATAGAGGCATCTGTTGATGAGCTGTATGGAGATACCAAGGATGATGAATGGAAGCAGGAAGAGATAGCAAGGCTTAAGGCTGAGCAGGGTATATCTGATATGGAAGAGCCGGCACTTAATATGCAGGCAGATGGCTTTACAGTTTGATGGCTATGATAACGATTTTATGGTTTTTGATAACGATTTTATGATTTTTGAAACGATTTTAAGGGGTTTGAAACGATTTTACAGTTTTTGATAACAAGTGAGGTAGCTTATGGCACTTAACACAGATTATGACATAGAAAAAGCCTTTAGAGCCATAGAAGATGAGCTGATTGCTTCTATGATACGAAATCTTGACGGACACAGAGCAGAAGAAGATGAACTTGGATTCAACTGGGCACAATGGCAGGTAGAACAGCTTAAAGCCTTAGAAAAATATAAAGCAGATAACAAGACACGTTTTGCGGGCAGATTCAGTGATATAAACAGTTCAATTGATGCAATGATATTTACAGCAAGGCAGACAGGCGGCACAGAGCAGGAACAGAAGATATTAAGAGCATTGAAAAAGGGATTAAAAGCATCCAAGGTGTCACAAGGCATTGAGGGTGCTTTTTTCAAGCTTAACACAAGAAAGCTTAATGCCCTGATTAAAGCTACGAAGTCAGATTTTAACAGGGCGGAAAAAGCAATGCTTAGAATGTCGGAAGATAAATACCGGCAGATAATATTCAATGCTCAGGTGTATGCGAATACGGGTGCAGGAACATATGAGAAAGCAGTTGATATGGCGACAAAGGATTTCCTTAAAGCAGGTATCAACTGTATTGAATATGCAAATGGCGCAAGGCATACTATGAAAGATTATGCTAAGATGGCAATTCAGACAGCCAATAAGCGTGCATATCTAACCGGAGAGGGAGAGATGAGACAGTCCTGGGGAATTAGTACAGTTATTATGAATAAGCGTGCGAATGCCTGTCCTAAGTGCCTTCCATTTGTTGGAAAGGTGCTTATAGATGATGTATGGAGTGGAGGTGATGCAAGTGATGGTAATTATCCGTTAATGTCTTCGGCAATAGCAGCGGGTCTTTACCATCCTTGACGTAGCCAAATTGTAAAGACATACATACAACATACTTCCCAGAGCTTGACGAAGAGCCGGATAGCAAGTTTACCAAGAAAGAACTGGAAAAGGTCAAAGAAGATTACAGACAGGACCAGAAACAGCAATATGCTGGCAGAATGGTTGAACAGTTTGACAGGTTGGCTAAGTACTCATTAGATAAGGACAACCGTAAGATGTATGCGGCTAGAAAGGAACAGTGGGAAAATGAAGTATTAAAACAGAAAAATAGAGGCAAAAAGGTTATAATAACGGAGCAGGCAATAGATAAAGTAAATGAAATTAATCCTAAGGGCTTTACTTCTGATAATAATAAATTTATAAAAGAGGTACATAAGGACTTACTTAAAGTTGCGAGAGATGAAAATAACAGTAATGAAGTTGCATGTGTAGTAGATTTAATAACAAATAAAAAAACTAAATTTATAAAAGGTGGAAGGCATGAGGTAGATGTATATTCTGATTCAGATATGTTTCATTTATTGCATTCGGCAAAAGATAAGTCTTTGGTATTATGTCACAACCATCCTGGATTAACAGATTTTTCAGCAAATGATATTGGAGTATTTATGAGACACGACACAATAAAAACTATGACCATTGTGACAAATCAAGGAGATGTACGATATATTTCAAAAGGCGAACATTTTGATTATAATGGAGCGGTTGAATTGATGAGAGAGTGTCAGGAAAAATATAGTGATAATATTAATAAGTGTATTGATTTGTTTTTAAAAAAATGCTATTCTGTTGGCATACAGAGAGGGTAATATTGAGGCAGGAGGTGTTTCAATGGATGGTATATTAGATGGAAAACCGGGAATGACAATTGATGAATTGATTGCATTATTGGAAAAAGGACCAATAAAGGCAGAAAGCAATAATGAAGATAAAGCAGAAATAAAAGAAAACAAGTAACAGCCACCAGTCGAAAGATTGGTGGTATTTTTATACCCAATTTTAAGAAAGTGAGGACAAGACAGTATGAAAAAACTATTTATTAGCCAGCCTATGGCAGGTAAAACAGACGAGGAAATAAAAGAAACAAGGAAAAAGGCAATAGAATATGCAGAGCTGCTATTAGGTGAGAAAGTAGAAGTTATAGAGTCTTTTTTTGAAGGAGCACCAGCAGAAGCTAAGCCATTGTGGTTTTTAGGAAAATCAATAGAACTTCTATCACAGGCGGATGTTGTATATTTTGTTAAAGGTTGGGATAAGGCTAGAGGTTGTAAAATAGAACATCAGTGTGCAGTAGCATATGATATTAAGAGAATTGAAGATTAGATTAAATAAACAGCCATAGAGCTGTTATTTTTATGCCCAAGTTGCACCGGTGCAACACAATTTAATATTAGTTATTAAGCACACATGGCAATACGCTGTGGGTGCTATTTTTATGCCCAAAACTTAATGGCAATAAACTTTAGGAAAATGCCGACGGGCGGTAAACGGAAAGGAGACAGGTATGAGAAAGACATTACCTATTAATCTACAGTTCTTCGCAGATGGCGGAGCTGATAACGGCGGTCAGGATAATAACGCTGGTGGAGCTAATAACAATGCGGCAGGGCAGAATAGTCAGGGTTCAGCTGGAATTGACTATGACAAGATTCAGGAGATAGTAAATACTGCCACAACTAAGAAAGAAAATGCAGTGCTTAAGAGCTATTTCCAGCAGCAGGGACTATCAGAGGATGAAGTTAGCCAGGCTATAGCGACATTCAAGGAGAATAAGGCACAGCAGACAGCACAACAGCAGAATGATACAGCACAGCTACAGAATCAGGTGGCAGCAGCTAATCAGGAAGCGGAAAAAGTTCGTATTGAGCTTGTGGCTACACAGGTAGCTATAACACTTGGCATAGAAGCCAAGACAGTACCATATGTGCTAAAGATGGCTGATTTCAGCAAGGCAAAGGGTACAGATGGAAAGATATCAGAGGACAATGTTAAAGCTGCAATTGAACAGGTTCTTAAGGATGTACCAGCGCTTAAGCCGGCGACAGATAGCAATGGTGGATTCCAGATAGGAGGACCAGGAGGCGGCAACACTAACCAGGCAAATGAAGAGGCTCTTAAGAGAGCCTTCGGACTATAAGAAAAGAGAGGTAAAACTATATGTCAGTATATGAGTATGCAGAAAAATTTACACAGCTTTTACAGCAGAAGTACGCAAAGGAGCTGTGCTCAGACGATTTAACACAGTCTAATCCACAGGTAACATTTATCAATGCACAGACAATCAAGTTACCAAGAATGACAGTAAGTGGTTATAAAGACCACACAAGAACACCAGGCTTTAATGCTGGTACATTAAGCAATGACTGGGAGCCAAAGAAGTTATCTCACGATAGAGATATAGAGTTCTTTGTGGATCCAATGGATATTGATGAGACTAATTTAACATTATCAGTTGCTAACATTCAGAACACATTTGAAACAGAGCAGGCTATTCCTGAAAAGGATAGCTACAGATTCTCTAAGCTTTATTCAGAGCTTAATACATATAAGGCGGGCAATATCAACACAACAGCTATTACAGTTGCTAACTTCTTAGATGTATTTGATGATATGATGGAAGCTATGGACGAGGCTGGTGTTCCAGAGGAAGGCAGGATCCTTTATCTTACTCCGAAGATGATGAAGATTGCCAAGAAGGCAGAGGGAATACAGAGAACTATGGATGTCTCAGGTGGCTCTAATGCAGTCAATCGTAAGGTACACAGCCTTGATGATGTAAAGCTTAAGAGCGTACCATCTGCAAGAATGAAGACAAAGTATGAATTTACAGAGGGCTGTGTTGCTTCTGGAACAGCTAAGCAGATTAATATGATCCTTATTCATACATCTTGCGTAGTTTGTCGTGATAAGTACAGCTACATCAAGCTCTTCACACCAGGAACAGATTCAAGGACAGCAGATGGCTATCTTTATCAGAATCGTTGCTATGGCGACCTTTTCTTACTTGAGAAAAAGGCAGACGGCTGTGCTATGAATGTAGACGGAGAATAGGAGGCATATGATGAAGGCAGTAAAAGCTAATAAGGAATATACAATAGCGGAGCAGGAGCAGAAGCGCTATATTGCTGATGGCTATGATATTGTTGATGATAAGGGCAACGTTATAGCTTATGGAAGAGGCAAGACTGTTCCATATGAGCAGTATAAGAAGGTACTTGATGAACTTAATGCACTTAAGACAGAAAAGCAGGAAACAGTCGATTTAACAGCTATGACAGTTGAAGAATTAACTGCATTTGCAAAGGATAAGGGCATAGATATCGGACAGGCAACATCACAGGAAGGCATCATAAAGAAGATTAGAGCTGCCTTGGAAGCGTGAGCCTATGGTATATGCAAGTAAAGAACAGTACCTGAGTGAGCATAATCTTATCCTGGATGAACAGATAGAACGAAGATTAAAACAGGCGAGCCGGCATATTGACTCGCTTACTTTTAATCGTATAACATCAAGAGGCTTTGATAATCTGACAGAGTTCCAGCAGGCAATAATCATAGATGTATGCTGCGATATGGCTGATTTTGAGTATGAGAATGAAGACATGATTAATTGTGTCTTACAGAATTATGCTGTAAATGGAGTATCTATGCAGTTTGGCAGCAGTTGGAATGTTCTTGTGCAGAATGGAATTGCTGTAAAGCGTGATACATACCGGGTGCTTTGTCAGACAGGCTTGTGCTGCTTAAGTCTGGGGGTGTGAGTATGAGATACCCTTGCTTGATATTAAAGAGTATGTGTAAGACAGAAATACATGTAGAGATAGAGCAGGAAGGCAGAAATGTCTACGGAGAGCCTCTTGAGCCTGTTATATGGGATGGTTTATGCAACTATCAGGACAGAGGTAAGACAGAATTAACAGCAGAAAAGGTGCTTATAAAGCTTGAAGGGTGCGCACTTATTCCTGGAGATATTGCACCGGAACTTCCTGTTATTACTAAAGGTGATATAACAGTGTTCGGTGTAATAAGACATATATACAAGGGTACAAAATGTCGTAATCCAGATGGTACAGTTAATTATGTAAGATTGGATGTGATGTAATGGCAAAGAATGTTAAGTCAACAGTTAAGCTTAATATGCCTATGGTAAGAAGATTAACAGCGGCAGCGCAGGTATCACTTGCACAGACAGCAGAGGCTATACATACCAATGTGGTGCAATGTCAGGTAATGCCAAGAGATACGGGTGCTTTGCAGAATGAGAGTACATTCGTATATACACAGGATATTGCTAATGGCAAGGTCGAACTTGTATCCAGCACACCGTATGCAAGACGGTTATATTATCATCCTGAATATAATTTCCATCGGACACCTTGGACTGACGAAAAAGGTAAGAGACATGAAGGTAATGCTAATGCCAAGGGCAGATGGCTTGATGATTATCTTAAGGATGGTAGAAAAAAGAATTTTGCTCCTGATACATTTGCTAAGCTGTATAGGAAGAATGCGGGGTTGTGATGTTAGGAATAGGTGATGTAAGAGATTATATAGCAGGTCTTGGACTTGCCGCTAATACTAACGTGTATTGTGGAAAATTAGACGACAAAAAGGATAAGAGTATAGGGATATATAACTCTAGCAGACAAAGACCTGTACAGATGGCGATAGGCGGTATAAAAAACAGTTCCTATCGTGTAAAGTCTGTAAGCGTATTGGTGCACTGGAATAAGAGTGTAAGAGACACAGAGAAAGCTGCTGAACAGCTTTATAATATGCTTAGAGACACCAAGAGAGTTACTATCAATGGTACCAGAGTATTCTTCACGAAGATGCAGGTTGATGAACCTGTAGATGTAGGAACAGATGATAATGGTATCTTTGAGTGTGTAATAGAATTAGATATTTATTATGAAAGGTAGGCAGAAATATGGCAGAAAATACTAAAATTGCTGGATATAGTGCAGAAGCAGTAGTAAAAGAAGATGTTAATCCGGTATATGAAATAAAGTTTGGTGTATGCACAAGCGGAAGAAAGAAATCAGATTCGCCAGAAACTATAACAACAGTTGTTGTTAAAGATGCAGAAAGTCTTGGAATATCTATTGACGGAAGCATGGAAGAATGGAAACCAATGGATCAGGGTGGATGGACCAGACGATTAATGACAGCCAAGTCAATCGGAATATCAATGGGTGGTAAACGTAATTATGGTGATCCAGGTAATGATTACGTTGCAAGACTTGCAACCAAGACAGGACAGGATTGTAATACGTGGTTATCAATTATTTTCCCTAATCTTGATCAGCTTATTATTCCAGCGGTAATTAATGTGACAAGTATGGCAGGAGATTCAACAAGTGCGGAAGCTCTTGAGTGGGAAGCGCAGTCTGACGGAAGACCAACATATATAGAACATGTAGCTTAGAGATAAAAGAAAGGAAATAAGATAATGGCAAAGACAGATTTTAAAGTAATAGACATATCAATGAAGATAACTAACCAGTTACCTATGATTCGTATTACAGAGGATTTGGTTGTAACTGTTAACAATCGAAAGAACAATATCCTATGCGTACAGGCTATGGCTAGTGAGGCAGAGAAGAAAGTTAGCGAAGATGGCGACAATGGTATTGGCTTTATGGTAAAGGCTCTTGAAATGCTCGTTGGCAAGGAAGCTGCTGATAAGATTGAGGATATGGACTTACCACTTCCTGAGTATAAGGAAATGTACAACACAATTATGAGCGTTGCCACAGGAACATACGGCGAGGAACAGACACCCTCAAAGTGAGACGTACTATGACTTGTGGGATGACTGGGAACTGATAGAATCAAGCTTCCTGTCACAGTATGGCATAAGATTACGTGCAGATGATGATATGTCCTGGTCTGAATTCTGTTCTTTATTATCCGGTATAATGCCTGAAACACCACTTGGAAGAGTGGTAAGTATAAGGGCGGAGAAAGATATTAAGGTTATCAACAGCTTTACTAAGGAACAGAAAAAGATACATGATGACTGGCTTCTGAAGCGTAATAGAAAAATGGTTGGAACACCACAGTATATAGAATATTGGACACGATTACAAAGAGACTTTAAGGCTGCTTACTCTAAGAAGTAGGCAGTCTTTTTTCGTGCCAGAAAGGAGGGAGAATGTCAGATGCAGTAGGACAGATAGCTCTGGAACTTGGCATAGACAGCTCACAGATAGTTAATCAGCTTACAGGAGCTTCTAATAAGGCAGCTAAGCAGGCAACAACTATCTTTTCTGGGCTTGGTAAGAAGATAGCAGCAGGACTAAGTATAGCTGCAGTTACTAAGTTAACGAAAGACTGCATAGAAGTAGGTTCCAATGTAACAGAAGTGCAGAATGTTGTTGATACAGCATTTAAGGACTTAAGTTGGCAGGCAGACCAGTGGGCTTCCAATGCTATGACTAACTTTGGCTTATCGGAATTATCGGCTAAGAAGTACATGGGTGTGTTTGGCCAGATGAGTAATGCTATGGGTATCACAGGTAAAGCAGCACTTGATATGGCTGAGAATGTTACGGGATTAACCGGTGATGTTGCATCATTTTACAATCGTGGAACGGACGAGGCATATACAAAGCTGAAATCTATCTGGACTGGTGAGACTGAAACGCTCAAGGACTTGGGCGTGATTATGACTCAGACTAACTTAGACCAGTATGCACTTAATAACGGCTTCGGTAAAACTACAGCCAAGATGACAGAGCAGGAAAAAGTAATGCTGCGTTATCAGTACGTAACAAGTGCTTTATCCAATGCTACAGGAGATTTTGTTAAGACACAGGACTCCTGGGCGAACCAGACAAGAATACTTACATTAAGGTTTCTACAGTTAAAGGCTAGTCTTGGTAAAGGCTTCATAGCATTGTTTACACCTATTCTGCGTGGATTTAATAGTCTGCTTGCAGGATTGCAGAAAGTGGCAGATGGATTTGCCAGTTTTGTGCAGATGCTTACAGGTGCCGATATATCATCCTCTATGGGAAGTATAAGTGCTGATATAGCAGGCATAGGAGATGATGCTGGAGGTGCTGCAGATAATGTAAGTGGAATAGGAGATGCAGCTAAGAAGACAGCAAAGGATATTGAGAAGTCCCTTGCAGGATTTGACCAGATAAATAAGCTGACAGAGCCAACAGATGATAGTTCTGATTCAAGCGGTAGTACAGGTGGAACATCTTCAGGAATCGGAAGAGTTGATCTTGTACCAGATGTGAGTGGAAGTACATCTAATGTTTCTAGTGCAATATCTGATATGGCAGATAAAGTCAAGAAAGCATTAGAGCCACTTAAAGCAATATCCTTTGATAATCTGATAATATCTCTTGATAACCTTAAGAGGGCTGCACAACCATTAACAGATAAGTTGTTCGCTGGATTGGAATGGGCTTATTACAATATATTTGTTCCTTTGGCTAAGTGGACTATAGAAGATTTGCTTCCGGCATTTCTTGATGTATTAGCAGGCTGTTTAGATGTACTGAATAGCGCGTTAGATGCATTGAAGCCATTGTGGATGTGGGCCTGGGATAATTTCCTTGAGCCTGTGGCGAGTTGGACTGGTGGAGTGATTGTTGATGTTCTGAAAGGATTGGCATCTGCATTAGATGGTATATCTGATTGGATAAAGGATAATCAAGGTCCATTTGATGCAATAGTGATAACAATAGGAGCATTTGCAGCAGCTTGGAAAGCGGTAGACTTAGCCGAGTTTCTTATGAATGCTGGCGGTGTTGTCGGATTGCTCAGTAAACTTAAGGATGCAACTTGGGGCTGTGTAACAGCTAAGATAGCAGATAAGCTTGAAACAGTTCAGCTTTGTGCTATGTATGCAAAAGATTTTATTGTAAATATGGCATTGGCAACAAAGGAATTAGTTTCTCAGGCCATACAATGGGGAATATCAACGGCATCTAAAGTAGCAGATACAGCAGCCACAGCAGCACATACAGCGGCTACATGGTTAGCCACAGCAGCTACAACAGCATTTGGTATTGCTATGTCTGTATTAACAAGTCCTATAACATTAGTTATTATAGCTTTAGCAGCGTTAGGAGTTGCTATATACGAATTAGTAAAACATTGGGATGTAGTTAAGGATGCAGCAGGAAAATGTTGGGATTGGATTACTGATAAATGGTGCAAAGCAGGTGATTGGTTCAAAGGAATATGGCAGGATATAAAGTCTGCATTTTCTTCATTTGATAACTGGTTACAGAATATTTTTAACATAGATTTTTCAGATAGCTTCGGCTTTATAGGCGATATAATGAATGCTTATTTGAAAAATGTTTCTAATATATTTGGTGACGTAAAGCAGATATTTGGTGGATTGATTGACTTTATTGCTGGGGTATTTTCAGGTGACTGGTCAAGAGCCTGGAATGGCATTGTGGATGCCTTTGGTGGAATATTCTCTTTAATTGCAGACATAGCCAAAGGACCTATTAATATGGTAATAGGACTTATAAATGGTATGCTTGATGGATTAGAAAGTGGTATTAACTGGATAGTCCGCAGGGTGAATGCTTTAAGCTTTGATGTACCTGACTGGGTACCGGTTATAGGTGGTGACCATTTCGGGTTTGATTTACCGGAAGTTGGATTTGGCAGTATTCCATACCTTGCAGAAGGTGGATATGTAAAGCCAAACACTCCACAGCTTGCAATGATTGGTGATAATAAACACCAGGGAGAAGTTGTAGCACCAGAGGATAAGCTTATCGATATGGCACAGAAGGCAGCAGCTATGGCATCCAGTGCTGAACTGTTAGCTGAAGCTATAAGTATTCTTAAGCAGATCCTTAAGATACTGGAAGCATTAGATCTTGATATACAGTTAGATGGAAAGAGCCTTAAGAAGTATGTAGTTGATAAGATTAACGAGCATACAAAGCAGACAGGAAAATGTGAGATTATACATTAAGGATGTGATGAATTGATACTAAGATGTGACAATCAGGAGCTTCCGGCTCCTGTGTCCATCAAAGTGGATGATGAGATTATATGGTCTTCTTCAACAGGACGAACACTTGACGGAACAATGTTAGGTGATGTAGTTGCTGAAAAGAAGACCTTATCTATATCCTGGGGAGTTCTTCAGGAAGATGAGCTGGTTCTTATTAAGAGTAAGCTTGTTGCTGGATTCTTCCCAATAACATTTCATGATGATGGACAGGATATAACAATAACAAGTTACAGAGGTACACTAAGCAAGGAAGTAATAGGAGAGCTTGATGATGGTATTTTCTATTACAGAAGTGCAAGTGTGTCGATTATTCAGCAGTAAGGAGAGCATATGAAACAGACATTAAAGGTTAGTGATATAAGAAACAAGGCAGTAGAGTTACAGGGGATTAACGGACATTTTCCTGTAAAGCTTAATTATGCTATTGCAAAGAATTTAAAGGTGCTTATAGCAGAGTGTGAAACTGCAGCAGCACAGAATCAGAAAGTCCTTGATGAGAAGGCATCCAAGGATAAGAATGGGGAGTATGTATTTAAAGATAATGAGATAGAATTCCCAGATGAGAAAACAAAGAAGGAAGCACTTAAGGAGCTTAATGATATTTCTAATCTTGAGATAGAAGTTGAGATTATGATGGTACCAATGAGTGTACTTGAAATGTGTGATACAGAGAAGTACGATACACCAACATCAAAGGAAATGGCAGCATTAGAATTTATGATAGGAGAATAGCCTATGTATAACAATGTAACAGATGCATTTAAAACGATGATAAGAAGTCCGTCAAGAACCTTCAGAGGCAGGCTTAAGATAAATGATAAGTGGATATATGCTAACTTTAAGAAGTTGAGCTATGAAACATCAAGCAGTAGTGAAGAATACCTGCAGTTAGGATCTGCAGTATCGGCAAAGATTGAACTTAGTATTAAGAGAATAGATGAGCTGTTTGAGAATACAGAGATACCGGTAGAGATAGGATTGAAGCTGCCAAGTGGAAAGTATGAGTATATTCCAGTTGGCTTTTTTACTGCTGAACATCCAACAAATGACCAGGCAACTACAACATTTACAGCTTATGACAGAATGATGAAAACAACAGGGCTATATGTATCGAATCTTACATATCCTGCAAGTGCTGTATCAGTTCTGAATGAGATAAGCGCCGACTGTGGTGTTCCTGTGGATGTAAGTAATATAGATTCTTCGATAATGATATCAACAAAGCCTGCGGGATATACATACAGGGAAATGATAGGATATATCGCTTCTATGGCAGGTGGCTTTGCATGTGTTGACAGAACAGGAACTATTGTTATTAAGTGGTATTCAGATGTGGATTATAAGCTGGATGTGACAAGGATAATGAGCTTTGAGAAAGATGAAAGCAATTATAATCTGGAAAAGTTATCATGTAATGTTGATAACTCTACAACTTTAACATCTGGCGGTGGAATACTTGGTGTTACATTTGATAATCCATTTATGACACAGGACAGGCTTGATAATATCTTTAAGAAGCTTAGTGGGTTCAGTTACAGGGGTGCATCTGTTAAGACATTAGGAGATGTTCGACTGGATCCGTGGGATATGATTACTGTGGAAGATGGTGAAGATACCTACAAGGTGCCTGTGATGAATATCCAGCAGGAATATGATGGTGGTCTTGCTATGACTATAACATCTTATGGTAAGACACAGACAGAGCAGGAAGTAGACTTCAAAGGACCGACAACACAGCAGAATGAGAGAATATATTCGGATTTGATGTTGGCAAAAGAGCTTATAGCTAAGAAAGTTGATGCAGAATGGGTTAAGACTAATACAGTACAGGCAGAAACGATTGTATCTATTAACAATGACTTGGAGAATATCCGGAACAATTATCTTAAGTCGAACGTGGCAAAGATTACATATGCAACGATTGAGAGCCTTAAGTCGCTTAGCGGTGAATTTGCAGATTTAAAGGCAACTGACTTTGAAGCAATAAAAGCAAGTGTTAAGGACCTGAATGTTGATGTAGAAAAGGTGAACACACTTCTGTTCGGTTCGGCTGCCGGCACAACTATAACAACGGATTTTGCTAATTCTGTTGTTTCGGTTATTGGTAATGCACAGATAACAAGTGCAATGATTAAAGACCTGGCATTCAGCAAGTTAACAGGTGTAGATATAAATACAACCAATCTGCTTATACACAGTGATGATGGAAAGTCGCAGTGGAAAGATAATACTATTCAGATAAGTGATAAGAATCGTGTACGTGTGCAGATAGGTAAGGATGCATCCGGTGACTACAATATCTATATATGGGATGTTAATGGAAATCTGATGTTTGACCCGCTTTATGGTATCCAGGAATCCGGAATCAAGGAAGCAATTATTAGAAATGATATGGTATCTGATAATGCCGCCATATCCGGAAAGAAGCTGGATATAGATAGCGTGTTCAGCGTTATGAACGCAGATAAGAGCAATACTTTTAATGCAAGTAAGATACATGTAGATACAACAGATCAGACATTGGAGAGTACATTTCAGACTATTAATAATTATGTTAGCGGTGGTTCTGAGGCATGGGGTTCGGCTATGCTGCAGGCAAAGACGTTCATAGAGCATAAGCTTTGGTGGACGGATATTGATGAGGAAGGCAATTCTGTAAAAAGCAAGTTTAATGATGTTAAGACAACATTAGACAGCTTTAAGATAGATATGTCGGACGTTACTAAGCAGCTAAGCGGTAAATTTGAGATATATGATGTTACAGGGGCTCCTAACTTGGACAATTATCCGGCAACAGAATTTTGTGTGCCGGTATATCCGGCAGAAGACTGGTATCCTCTTGAAACAGATACGTGGCAGTACACACAGGAAGAGTATGCTAAGCACGCTGGAGCTATTGCTTGTATGAAAAGTGCAGGCAGGTATTGGAAGTTCCTTAGGCAGTCGAATGGAAAATACGGCTGGACTGAAATATCATCATCAGAAACCGCTTATATGCTTAACAAGCATGCAGCTTTTCAGGTTGCTATTGATGGAATTACGTCAGAGGTAAGCAAGGTTAAGGTTGATATCAGAGATAATTATTCAACGACAGAATCAGTGAAGTCATTGATTCAGCAGAGCGCAGAATCATTATCATCAGAAATTGAAAAAACTTATACATCTATAACTTATGTTGATAATCAGATAAGTACAGCTAAAGGTTATGCAGATACAGTTGCCGGTGCAGCACAATCAGCAGCAGAGAGTAATGCTTCATTAGCGCTTGCGGAATCGTTAAAGAGCTATTCAACAACGAAATCTGTGAAATCGTTGATAAAGCAGAGTGCAGATTCGTTGACATCAAGTATCTCTAAGACATATACAACAACTGAGTATGTTAATGGTCAGATAGGAAATGCAAAGACGTATGCGGATAGTGCAGCCAGTGCGGCACAATCGGCAGCAGAGAGTACAGCTTCATCAGCGCTTGCGGAATCACTTAAGAGTTATTCTACGACAGAATCAGTTAAATCATTGATTCAACTGAATACAGAATCATTAACATCTAGCATATCGAAGTCGTATGCTACAACTACGTTTTTAAATGAGCAGGTTAGTGATACTAAAAAATATGCTGATACAGCAGCTGGAAATGCAAAGACAGCAGCAGAAAAAACAGCAGCAGATTCACTTAACACTGCAGTTAAGAATGTAAAAGACTATGCAGATAGTGCGGCAAGTGCAGCGCAGACAGCAGCAGAAGGTACAGCGGCAAGTGCATTATCAGATGCTTTAAAAAATTATACAGTAACAAAAGATATGAATTCTGCGATCAGTCAGACAGCAGACGGTATTAAGACGTATGTATCTTACAACTACAAAAGAACTGGTGGAGAATTTAATACTTACATAGTATCGGAAGTCCCTACTTTGAATAATTACCCAGCAACAGAATTCTTTGTGCCGGTATATCCGGCAGAAGACTGGTATCCTCTTGAAACAGATACGTGGCAGTACACACAGGAAGAGTATGCTAAGCACGCTGGAGCTATTGCTTACAATCCGGATACTGGTAAAACGTGGAATTTTGTTAAAAAGGATACTGGGTGGACATGGGAAGAAATATCTTCAAGTGAGACAGCTTATATGCTTAACAGCTTTGCAAAGCATGATGTAGCTTTAAATAGTATAACAAACGAGCTTTCAAGTGTCAGAAAGGATATATCTGATAACTATTCTACAACAACAGAAATGGTTAACAGGATTGTTCAGGAGATTAAGGATGATAAATCAACAATAAGCTCTTCACTGCAGGCGACTTATGCAACACAGAAGTATGCTGATGATGCAGCCAATGCAGCAACATCTGGGGCTAATAATTATACTGATAATGCTCTTAAAACGTATTCGACAACGGCAGATATTATCCAGGCTATTTCACCTGGGAAAACAAGTATATCGGCGGCAGTAACTGCCAAGCTGGGGGATTATGCTACATCTGCAAGCTTGAAAGCATTAATAGAGAATAAGGATGGCCAGTTAAAGAGTGCTATTGAGGCTATTGCTGATACTATTAACATTACGGCAAAAGGTGGACTTAACCTGTCGGGAAATAGAATTGCTATAGACTCTGATAACTTTACGCTTACGTCAGATGGAAGGATAACTAAGTGTAAAAACATTGTCGTTGATGGTGGTACAGTCGGCGGCTGGAAAATAGGTGATAAGTCAATATATTCATCATACGATTATAATGATGTGACATATGATGTATCGTTACACAAAGCAGAAAAGCCATCAACGCATATATTACAAGTTACTAAGGAAAAGAATAATTTGTTTGATTATACATTCTTTATAACAGCAGAAGGTAAAATGTGTTCGTATGGTCAATTGCAAGAGTCAGGTAATACATTTAATTCTGAAGCATGTCTTTTTGGTGGATATCTTAAGATGCTTGATACAACCAATAATACATATACTCTAATACATCCACACGGAATACATGCAAGAAATAAAGAAAATATAAATACACTTACATTGGTATCTAATAGTGATGATGGCAGTGGAGATGGACTTATTATAACTGGATCCGCTGGCACAGAAGTTTCAGTGCTTAGAGATAGTATAACATTATGGTATCAGCCAAATTTTCAAAAATACACAAAAATAGGCAAGGGATATGTTCGCATTTGTAATAATGGTACTAATTATTATAAGGATTGTGCTCTATCTGTTATAGGAGGGATAAAGACAGATTCTTTTAAATTATATAATCAAAATATTGGTTGGTGTGGAGCAGCTTTAAATAGGACTTCAGCTAACGATATTTCATTTGGTTGGGATGGAACTTATCTTAGAATATATATAGATAACACAATAATTGCTTCATATAAATATAGCCCAGGAAATAGTGAATGGGTCTAGATTTTGATTAAGAAAGGAAACAGACATTATGAATTTTATAGAATATGTTAAGCAAATATGGAAAAACGGACCAGGCGGAGGCACACCGTGGAGTGCAGCAAGGCTGAACCACATGGAGGATGGGATAAAGAACAATAACAGCATGATAAGTGAGCTAAACAACAATATTATTGAAATACTGGATAACCATAGTATTAGCTCTGTAAATAATATAAATATGGATAGTGAACTTTTTAGCTCTCATAAACCATTATATATTCACGCTGTATCTACACAAAATCCTAGTAGCATAACAGGAATGCCTCAAGGCGCATATGGATATGGTGTTCTTATAACATTATTGTCAAAATATGAATCTACATGGGGCACATGTCAAATATATATACCTCATAGTGGTGAAGTTTCAAGAGATATATATGTTCGTACATTGGGCGATACATATAAAAGAAAACCGTCTTGGAGACGCATTGAAGCAACTCAAATTGAAGCGACTTAAATAATTTAATTAAATAGCCGAATGTTGATATTGAGGAGTAATTAAAAGAAATATTGTTTTTGAAAATTTTATATATATTTCCAATTTAATATTACTGTAAAAATACAAATTCACCATATATATAATAGCCTTTAACAAATTCCGAAGCTGCCCATGCGCCCAAGTATCCATCTGTATTATAATACCGTGCAAGCCTTATCATCTTGTTTGTTTGGTCGATACATGTGCCATAACCTATTAGTTTGTTGATAATTTTCCCTTCTGCATTATAGCACTGCCATGTACCACCTAATATTTTGATTTCATCAGATATTTGTAAGTTAAACAAATTAAATACTTTATTAATATCATATCTGAATTTGAAGTCGCTTGTATCTGAACTTGCACGTTCAATTTTAGTCGTGAACTTTAATATGCCAACTTTTGCCGTCTTATTGTAAATAGCAAAATTATATCCATATCCTTCACAATTGCTTTCCGATATAAAATTTTTTGTAAAGCAACTATAAAAGGTAATATTGTTGTTTAGGGAACATATAACAATATTTTTTGAAAAATCAAATAAGAAATCTCCAGGCGTGGCTTTAAAAATTTAGTTAAAGTTATGTCTGTTAAGCATACACTTTTGCACTGTTTATCAGTGCTTTTTTTATATCAATAATTATGCTCATAAAGAGCTAATTATAAATATCATATATCCAAGGAGGACAAAGACATGTTAGAAATGACAAAGAAAATCATCCTGTCAGGTACAATTAAAACTGGAACAGGAACAGACAGCAAGCAGGTGATGTATTGCAATTCATCTTTAAGTGAGGATGGAGGAATAAGCATTACAAAGACAATTAAGGATTCGTCTGTATATTATGCAGATAAAGCGACTTATGATGAAGAAGTCGCAGAGTTTGATAATAAGTTTGATGAGCTTGTTAGAACTGCATACGTAGAGAAAGAGGAAACGGCAAAAGCAGATGATATGAAGCAGGAAACAGAAGACAACAAGGAGGATAAGTAATATGGATAGAATTAAAGCAATAGTAGTTGCAATCGGTAGCTTATTAATGAGTGCATTAGGTGTGTTAGCGGTACCGGTGCTGCTTCTTGTAACGTGTAATTTCATTGATTATATAACAGGCCTTATAGCTTCAAAATTCAGAAATCAGGAAATTGATAGTTACAAGGGTATAAGAGGAATTGCAAAGAAAATATGTATGTGGCTTTTAGTGGGAGTTGGGGTAATAGTAGACCAGCTCCTTTCTTATTCAGCGGATGTTGTTGGAATAACATTGCCATTTACATTTTTAGTTGCCTGCATAGTGGCAATATGGTTGATTTGCAATGAAATAATAAGCATCTTAGAGAACATAAATGATATAGGTGTTACACTTCCACCATTTTTACAGCCGATTGTAAGCAATCTTAAGAGTCAGGTGGAAAAGAAAGCAGAATTAGAAAATATTAAAGATAAAAATGAAAGCGAGGAATAGTTATGAAAAGAGGAATAGACATAAGCAGACATCAGGGAAATCTTGATTTTGATTACATTAAGGAGAATTTTGATTTTGTTATAATCCGTTGTGCCTATGGCAGTGACTTAAGCGAGGATGACAGCGAGTGCAGACAGTGTGATTCTATGGCACAGACATATATAGATGAATGCAAGAAGAGAGGTATTCCGTATGGACTTTATCTATATCAGTATGCTGGCAACAATGATGAATCGTTAAGCGAAGCTGCACATATCAGGGAATGGTATAATAAATGTAATCCAACAATGGGATTGTATCTTGATATCGAGGATGCAGACCGATACAAGGCTGAAAATGGCATTGATTATCATTATACACAGGAGCTTGCACTTGTATGGCTTGATGCATTATCAGACATAACTGCAAAGGGTATCTATGCAAGCCATAGTTGGTTAAATGATTATATGAATGTAGATGAACTTATAGAACACGGTGCTCTTATCTGGGAAGCTCATTGGGATGATAATGGTGAGATCTGTGAAGATAAATTTGCTATGTCCCAGGAGACTAGTGACTATTATTTAAACGATGGCACAAGAGTAGATTATGACATTATGCGTGACGAGTTATTTGACAGACTTATACAGGCTAATGAGTATGATCACAGGAATGATAATTTTGATTCAGATGATAGTATCAGTGCTGATGAGACAGATACAGAGCATTTACAGTATCAGATAGGAGATTATGTTGAGTATAATGCAATATATGCTTCATCAACATCAGAATCAGGACTTACACCATCACAGGGATTTAATAGTGGAACAATCACAAGGGTTATTCCTTGGGCGGCCAATCCTTACTTAATCAATGATGGAACAGGTTGGGTCAACGATGGTTGTATTATATCAAGCGACAATTCGAATGGTGAAGGCTGTGATAATACAGATATAAAAGTTGGCGATAAAGTAAGAGTTATTCTTAATGTCGATTATGACACTGACCGAGCATTTAACCTTTATTATGATGAATATGATGTTATTCAAGTTAATGGTGATCGAGCAGTAATTGGTATTGGTAATACAGTAACAAGTGCAATAGATGTACATAACATTGAAAAAATATAA